TTCATGTTCATCATCAGTTAACGAACGAACTTCATTGCGTGCTAATTCAATCAAATCACGACCTGCTGTCATAGCTTGATTATAGCGTTCTTTTTCACTTTTTAATGTGTTTGCCATTTATTTTACCTCACGAGTTTCAATGTTAAAGAAATCTAATAATTCCCGTTTCTCTTTTTTTTGGAATGGGAATGGTTTCTTATTTTTATCTGTGTTTTCAGAATCTTTTTCATCTGCTTTATCAGCTGGTTTAGCTGAGTCATCAGTTTTCTTTTCATCTGATTTTTCAGAAGTTTTTTCTGTTGCCTTAGCTTTATCTTCTGGCTTTTCGTCTTTAACTTCCGTTTTAGCACGGTCTTCTAAATCTTCACCATCTACAGTTGTATCATCACGTTTTTCAGGTGCTTTAGCTTTTAATAATGTGTCAACCTTTGTGATTAATTCTCTCACTGCTGATTCCAAACTTGATTTACCGTCATCAACAGCACGGTCTTCTAGTTTAGTGTCCTCAACGTCTTCAACAACATCTTCACGTTTTTCTTTAACATCTTGTTTTGATTTATCAGTATTTTTGTTATCTTTAGTTTCAACAACTTCTTTTTCTACTGATTTATCTTTTGCTTTTTCTGTATCATTTTCTACCATAGTATCTTCCCTCTTTTCAATATTATCTGGAATTTCAATGTTTGTTACTTGGTCAATATCCCGTGCTTCAATGGTTGAACTTCTATATGCTGGATTACGTACAGCGGAAATTTCAAAAAGTTGAATTGCTGTAATAATCCGCAATGGAAGACCATCATCACATAATGTCCATTCTTCATCAGTAACAATCATACCAAAGCTCATACCTTGAATAATGCCATCCTGAATAAGCTGATACGTATCTTTTCCCCAACTAGTTTCGGAAATAGTTGCCCTCATAAATAACCCTTTACTATCTTCTGCTAAAGATAATGATTGATTACTTGTTGAAGCTAAAACTAACATCTTATCATGTTGATAAAGAAAATCTACCCTACCAGCTTCTTCAATAGCATTGGAAAATACTTCGGGCATAATTGTCTCACGGAACTGTTTACCATCTACGGGATTAGTTAAAATTTCCGATACACTACCAGTCATATTTACATATCCTTGAACGTTTAATTTATCGCCCTCAGATACCTGAATATCAATCGGTAAAGTACGGATTTCTAATTTATTCTGATTGGTCATTATTTACTACCTCTTTATCTTGATTAGTAGTAGCGTTTTCATCATCTACTGATTGTTTTACAGACCCACTTTTCATAGTAGGTTCTTGTAACATTTCACCAGTTAATGAATCCATAACACTACCTGTATTAGGATTAATAATCGTGTGATTTTTATCAGATAGTAAGAATTGACCGGTTGTTCCTAATTTATACTCTTGTTCGTCTGGTGCAACAATTTCACCTACAGCACGTTTTGCTGCTAAGTTAGTTATAATACCATTCTTAAATTTAGCTACCGCAACATCTGTTTGTTCCTTGATTGTGGTACGTAATAATGCGCTAGGGTCAAAACGAAACTCTAAATCGTCTTGCTTTTCTGATTCTAATAACAAATCTTTAGTAATACTTGATTCGATTGCAACCATAATAGAAGATAAAGTATATTGTAAAAAATATAGATTATTTTGTTCATTACTGTTATACTTGTTAGCAGAGCTATTAATCATTGATTCTGGAATATTAAACATTCTAGCAATATCAGAGATAACAGCCTTTGTTGAATCGGTTAATTGTAATTTATCGGGGTCAATACTTGCCTGTTTAAAATGCAATCCTTGTTCAAGAATAATTGTTTTACCAGCATTACTTGCACCACTATATAATTGTTTCCAAGCGGATGCAAAACGGTTAATTTGTGTATTATCTAATTTATTATCTGTTTCAATAACAGAAGTTGGCATAGCGCCATTTTGCAATAACTTTGTTTGGAACTCATTTTGAGCCAATGCTAGTTTTAATAGCTTAGCATTTTGTTCAATAATACCGACACCAGTAATACCATTATCGGTACTTTTAAGAACACTCATTAAATCTTCATCATTAAAGGTATAGTTACCACCTTTTGACATTAAATGAACTTTACCATATCGCTTATACCCATCTTGAATAAACACTTCAATCATTAAATCTTTAGTGTCTAATGGATATAATCCTGAAATAACATTTGATGTTTTGTTTTCGCGTTCGACAACTGTTTTTGACGTACCATATAATAGGACATCTTTTGCAATTTTCTTTTTAAAATCATAACCTGTAATATTTTCATTGGCTTCATTATTCAATAATTCAGTTCGATAATCATCGTTCACTTCCTCATAATCACCTAATTTATTACGTCTATATAACTTAATAGGTAATTGAGCAATTGAGCTAGTGATTAAATCTAATGAAGTTTGTACAGCAGGAATTTCTAAAATTTCTTCCTCTGTTAAGGCACCATTTTTAAAGAATAAACCATCTAAAGTGGTTGTTTGACCATTAAAATTATAGGTTTCAATAGCGTCTAATGGTTTCTTTTTTCTTTTAAAACCGTCAAAAATACCCACTTACTCACTCCTTTCTATTAGAATACTGAAATTAATCTTGTGTTATCTCGGTCTTCATCGGCGATTTCCATTTGCCAAAGAGCCATACTATCAACCAACGCAGCTACCATATCAATTTTACCATTTGATTTTTTCTTGTTCAAATAGTAAGACATGTTATTATCATAAACTACTTTAGCATTCAAGAAGTTTAATTTAAATAAATCATTGGTTTCCATTTCAAAATCACCGTTCATGATTTTTTCTTTTAGTAGCTTTGTTGCGGGATATAACCCACGTGTGTGTTGGTCGATTTCAACACAGTTAAAGTCTGCGTTTGATAATTTAGATATTGTTGAGCTTGAGTTCCAATTATCATATCCGATACCCTTAACATGAACGCCGTAAGTATCTTCAATTCCCATGATAAATGTTTCAATGTCGCCATAATCAATAATCTTATTACCTGTTGGGAATGCCCAACCGTTTTCGTGCATTTTGTTATAATCCAGTTTTTCAACTTGTGATTTAGCTAATTCAAATGCCTTGGGGTAAAATGCCCACGACTTAGCGTAAATCTTACGAGAATATTCATCATAAGCACTCATTGAAACAGACGTGTTATCATCTGTCTTAGATAAATCAAGTCCTAAATAAACATCTCTACCCTTCCAGTCAATTGAATCAACAATACAGTCTGCAAGGTCTTGTTCTTTAATAAATGCTTCTTCTTGGTCACCGTTTATAAATATGTTCATGTGTTTTGTTAAAAAATTACTTCTACGTTCAGGAATAATAGTAGCTTGTGAACGCTGTGTTACTAAGAAGTCAAAAATTTCTTGACTTTCTTGAGCTAATGGATTAGCTTTTAGTAATTCATCATCACTAGTCATCCATTCCTTTTCATTGTCTGGTCTATATAACATAGCAAACAACTTGTCATTGTCTAAATGACCCCTAATAACCTTTTCAGCAATATCCACTTCTTGAGTCATTGGGTTATCCAGTGTTTGATAAGCTGTTGAAATAAGAATACCAGTACGATTAACAACATTCATTTGAGAAGATTCCATTGCGTCAATTGGGTCAAAACTGTTATCGCTAGGCTTTTTATCCTAACTTCTACACGTCACCGTGCAGTTCAGCGTACATTTTAACCATACCATTTCTGGGTTAGGTTGCGGACACTCTTGGTAGAATTATATTCTATTAAAAATAGCTTCATCTACTACGCGTTACGATGGCACAGCCTGTTAAGACTATACTTATCTCGGTATCTTCTCTTGTATTAATTTATATTTCGCAAACATATTTTGTTTTTTATCTCTATCAATACTATATTGATTAGCACCCGTATGATATGATAAAGAGCCAATTTCAACACCATTTTTACAACTATCTAAAAATAGCTGTCTAGGAATACCAATTTTCCGACAATATCGCTCCATATTTGATTTTCCTCTGAAACACATTACTGCTTCATCGTTAATATAAAGAGTTATCATTGTTCTAGAGCGAGAACCGGTGGCAACACCAGTTAGAGAATCGGAAATATTGCTTTTCCATTCTTTGTCAAATTTCTTTCCTAGGTTGGTACCGGATTTTCCATACATTGGATTACCATCTCCAGAATAGCGCTCACTGGTTGCAAGTCTTCTTTCTGGTGTCCATCCTTTAGTATTACCGGTGTGACTTATTATCATTTTATCTCGCCATGCTTGATATTCTTCTGGTGTCATACTACTAGTACAATCTCCCCATTGCCCACCCTCAGAGATATTATAACCCGTTTCAAAATTTCTTGAATCAAGTTTTTTTATATAATAACGCTCCTTGGCGATGCAATCATCTAAAGAATCATACCAATCCAAAACATCAACTGTAAAATTTTCTTTGCTATACTTTTTAATAGCTCTAATAATTTTTACTCCACTACCATAGTAGTTTTTGTCAAAAACTTTACCATTGTGTTTTCCGACATAAATCTTACCATTAATATTGTTTGTTACTCTATAAATATATCCTAACACCCTTATTCCAACTTTCTACATTAATTAATAGAATTATATCATAAAAATATTAGATTGTCAATACATGAGACCTTCACCGATATTGCCCACTAATCCTCTACTAGATTTCTCTAATAGCGAGGCTACCCGTTTACCTGTTTGCAAGTGCGCCAACTTCATCTGCAACAAACACATTAGCTAATCTACCATCCATACGATTGTTACTTGTTGCAAGTGGCTTGAATGTTGATTCTGTTGGAATACATACAATCTCTGACTTCTTAACTTTAAATTTATCTCTAATGGCTGGAGATACTGAAATTTGTGTTTCCATTTCAGCTTTAATTAATGAAGATAATTCTAAATCTGGAGCTACGGAGAAAAACGTACTAAAACGGGGTTCTAATAGTAATAATACTAAGAAAATAAACCCTGTAATAAACGTCTTCAATTGTGTTATCGCTAGGCTTTTTATCCTAACTTCTATATGTCGCCATATAGTTCAGCGTACATTATCAACTCTGTTGAGTTGTCGGGCGCTCTTGGGTTTTGTGATTTAACACAAAAAAGAGTTAATCTCTTAACTCTTGACATTATATTCTATTTAAAATAGTTTCAGTCCCTACGCGTTACAATACTATATCATATTAAAAATATAGTTATCTCGGTATTGTCTTATTTTATTTTTGCAGAAAGTTCATTATATTGACTATATTTTTTAATAGCACTGCCTTTCGCAATGTATTTTTTACCACTTTTAATTACTTTATCAACTATTGTTCTAGGAATGTTATACTCTCTACAAAACTTACTTAAATTATCAGAAGTAACAACAGTTCCATTAGGTAATGTAATCTCTAAATGTTTACTATGTTTCCAAACGGTTGTTTCATCGTGATGATGACCTTTAAATCCTTTAGGGTGACCATTTTTGAAACTATTGGAAGAAACTTTAAACATTGGATTACTACTACCACTCATCCTGTTGTGCATAATTTCAGAGAAGTTTTCATCGTGATGATGACCCTTAAATCCTTTAGGGTGAATACCTCTTTCACCAGATTTATACATTCCATTATTTTTACCAGCCATTTTAGCACAATGTTCAGCATACTCTTCTTGCGACATTCCATAGGTAATGTCTCCAAATTGCCCACCTTTTAATAAATTATAATTACCATATTTACTAAGAGAATGTTTTTTGTTAATCCAAAATATTTCTTTCTGGCACAACTCTTCTAGATTTTCAGCCGTTTCTAATACTTCATTGGTAAAATTTTCTAATCCATATTTATCAATAGCACGCCTAATTAATTTTCCACTTCCATAATAAGTATTGTCATAATTAGTGTGCTTATGTTGTCCAACATAGATTTTATTGTTGATTAAGTTTGTTGTGATATAAATATATCCATACATAATTACTTCTATCTCCTTTATAATATATAACTAGTTTACCATAAAAGAGAAGCATTGTCAAAATAAGATATTCACCGATTTCGTCCGATACATTCCTAAATGTCACCAAATAGGCGGGCAGTCTTGTTCACCATTTTTTCTCCCGATAAGTAATACAGACTTTTCATATCTTCGCTTAGCATGATTATTCTTTTCTTTCCAACATAAAGCGTTAATTAAAAAGAACCATTGAAATCCAGCTAAACAATCACCAATAGGCAAACCTGCTTTAGGACCTTTTGGCATAATTACATACTTTGAGATTGCTGTTATTTTGTTTACCATATTATAATCAAAATAATAATCACAATCATCTTTTGCGTCTACATCTTTTTTGAATTTTTCACATGTCATTGTAATATCAACATTAGCAACAATATCTTTATTTACAACGTCTTTTGCGTATTTATAAGCTGGGTGATTTTGAAATGTTTCTAAAGAATTATATTTCATTTTACCACCTTCCTATATATGTAACCAGTGACGCAAATCACCGGCAATTAGGAGGACATATCATGAAAAAAGATATGTATAGGCATTTCTGCCCAACATAAAGTATATTACATAGAGTAAGTAGTTTTTCGTGTTTTTAACATACCACAAACGCCGGTGTATCAACGTTTATAAATCGTTAAAAGTTACCTTTTATTGCATATATGTACCCCGAATTATTTAGTGTCGTTCAGGCAACGACAACGAATATTTATAGATTATATGTTACTTTTAACGAGTTAGCATCATATTCTAAAACTTGTAATTCTTTTTTATTCATGGTATAACCATTAGAAACTTCATAGGGGTCATTAGGCTTCATTGTACCAAATTGACGGTGCATAACACCATCATGATCAACAGTCTTTTCACTATGGAAATGTCCTGTGTGAATTTCACGTGACGTACTTGAGCTCCAAATAGTATCAGCTTCATTAGCGAATAACATTGGTAATCCCTTTTTAGCGTAATCACCATGAGCAATCATAAATCCTACATTGTCAAGTTGGTAGTAATAACGATAATCATTATTGTTAAATACTTTAACTTCTGGATATTTTGCTTCAAGATATTCAAGGAACATGTATTCCATATTACCTGAATGATTACCTTCTGTGTGATAGATATGAACTTCCTGTGAATGAGCTAAAGCACAACGAATAATTGCGTCATAGAATGTTTTAGCGTCTTCAATAGCTTCTACCATATCGACATCATCTAGAATTGTGCCCTTTTGAGTTTGAGTCTTTTTCATTAAACTTGAATGAAATAAATCCCCAAGCTGTTCAATGGCTACAACCTTATAATTCTTGTCTTTCATAATCTTACCAAGTGATAATAATTTACTTGTTAAATCATCAATCTTAGTAATCCCAAAATGTAAATCAGCTAATGGAATAACTAGGTTTCGATTATTTGTATATTCACTAGTGCTGTGACTAATAAATGGATTAACTTTTTTGGTAAGTGTTTCAATTAATTTAGCTTCTGAAATTACA